ATTTGGATGGTTACGCAGAAATAAGGGTAGGCAAGGATTATTCACTCGGAAACATATATGAAGGTAATTTAGGTACCATATCATTCGGTTGGAAGCTTGCTGGTGAATCAGCAAAAAGTTTAACTATTGATCGAATCAATGATGTTATTTCCTTGCTTTCTAAGCAAGGTGGCGCTCTAGAAATATTACAAGTAGATGCAGATCAATTAACATTACCTTCTCTCGTTGTACTTCCATCTGAAGGAAGTAAAATTAAAAACGCAACTGATGGTGGTAACCTAAGAGTGTTGAACAGTAGCGCTTATGAAGGTCAAATTAATGATTATACAATGGTCATTGCAAACACACTAGATGATCCGGCAAACGAAGAGTCCTCTGATGACAAAGCTATTAGAGTCTTAAAACTAGGAATGTCCGAGGATCCTCTAGATAGCTTTGGCGGCCAGGAGCCAATCGCTGAAGGCTCGCTGTTGGCATTTTTTGAATCTGGAGATAATTATCCGTACCAATATGTTTCTGACGACAGGTTTCTTCTTTGTGCTTCGAATACCAATACAAGCGGCGGCGGTGGAACTGCAAGATTTTTTATTGATGGTCTTGGTGTGTTAAGTAGCTCGTTAACAGTTCAGCATTGGGTCATATACTTAGCAACAAGCGAATCAAACAGATTAGAAAAAATGAAACCAGGCATGATTTTGTCTTCAACGGGAAAACTTTTCAACAAAACCAGAATAGACCAGGCACTCCCGATAGTATCTTTGGCGACCACATCGAACGATAAGACTGTATATGGAGTCCTAAGTGATAATATCGCCACTGGTTTTGATCTAGATAAGTGGAATACTTTTGAAGGCACATATAATTCAAAATGTAAAAGAAGAACAATGGATGACGATATGGTTGATCCATGTTCTTATTCGGATGACAGTATGTATTACAAAGCCAGAACCAACTCGGGTGGTGAAGGATTAATTTGGATAACGAATATCAACGGGGAACTCCAAAATGGTGATTATGTGACCACTTCCGAGATACCAGGATACGGAAAACTTCAGGATGATGACCTCCTACATAGTTATACTGTTGCTAAGGTCGTAGAAGAAATAGATTGGGACAGTATTACTGAAACAATAGAACACAATGGAGTAAATTATAAAGCAGCATTAGTTGGCTGCACTTATCACTGTGGCTAATATAAGCCAAATACAAAGTTTTTAAAGGAATCATAAACAATGTCAGAATTATCAGAAGGAATAAATATATTCACAGAATCAGAAGACACAACAGTTATCTCTCAAGATGCGCCAAGTGGCGATGTCGGAGTATCGAAAACATCAGGGAATACTGGTATTTTTGTATATTCTCAATCTCCCTATACCATTTGGTTTAAGATTAACGGAGTTTGGACAAGCCATCAAACATTTACATCTGAAAATCTTGTGGTGTCCATTTCTTTTAAATGGGAAGCGGGGGCAACGCACGTATATTTCCAGACTTCTCAATCAGGACATAGATTATTTTTATTTCCAAAAACAGGATCAATCCTTATAGACGGCACACCATCTGATGACACAAATCAAATCGATGCTTTGGTTCTCGATTCTGAAACTTCTTTAATAGTTTTTGGACAACAATCGACAACAACTACGGTGACAACTGGAACGATGTCCACTGGTGAATCAATTGTTATAGATGATGGTTGTGACGCTTCTGTTGTTGTGACCGAGCTTGTTGGCGATTATACGGACTCACTCTCGTCTAATTTAGCTGCTTATTATAAATTCGACGATAACGCAAATGATTCTAGTGTTGCGGCAAACAATGGAACTGTACAGGATTCAGGAAATACAAGCTATCCTGCTGGAAAGATTGGTAAATCACTAAGTTTTGAATCGAATGCTTCTTATGTTGATCTCAATAATTCTGATTTATTAAATTTAGGATCTTCGTATACTATTGCTGGATGGGTATACAGTCCCAGCAACAGAACGTATAATGGCAACGCTAATGCACAGGGTTCCTTGTTGAGACCTGTCTTTTCAAACTTGGATCATCTTGGTGGCGTTTGGAGTGGGTTTTTTGCATCGGTAGGCCCTGGTGGGTGGATCAATAATGATGCGACTTTTCCAAATAATAACTTTCAAACCTGGCATGCTATTAATCTTGGGGGAACCACTAATCAGTGGGTCATTTATGGAAGTGGTCAAGATTCCTTTCCTCTGGATCAGTGGGTTCATGTCGCAATGACTGTATCCGGCTCAGATACTTCAAACTGGACAGTAAATATCTATATAAATGGTGTAAGTCAAACAGTGGTATCTCGCTATAATGATGTTCCTCAAACATGGTCAACAAACCCAGCAAGGGTGCATTTTAATGCAGCATCGAGCTATGATTATCCCGCTAGTATTGCTGGTGAACAAAAAATTGATGAATTTGCATTCTGGAAGAGAGCTTTATCTCAAGCAGAAATAACTTCACTGTATAATTCTGGTACTGGGGCAGCGCTTGACACCACATATCAAATATCAGAAACAGTAAGAGAAGATTTCACAGTCAGTAAAACTGTGACTGTTACTGCTCCTGCTGGTGTAGATGAAGCAAACATCAAGATAACAATTGAGAAATAACAGGAGAACTAATGACGATGACACAAATGGCAAAAGGCGCTTTAGATAAAGCGTTAGAGAAAGTCGTATCAAGAAAATTGTTGGTGTGGGGCACCGCAACCGCCCTTCTTTTCACCTCCAATCTTGAAAGTGAACATTGGCTTTATCTTAGTGCCTTATATATTGGTGGACAATCAATAATCGATGCAATTGTTAAATTTAAGAGTGCTTAATGATTAATTTTAATTTTGGTGATATTTTTAAAAATCTTGGTCCTTTCTTGTCAAATAACTGGCAAGCAATCTGTTTGGTAATCATGGTAGCTTTATATTTTTCTTCAAAAAGCGATTATTCAACATTGAAGAAGAATATGGACATAATGAGTGAGAGTTATGAGGAACAGATTGCTGCCTTAGAAGCCCTTCATTTAGAAGAAATAAAAAGAAGAGAGGACGCCCTTCGAGAGTATGAGAGAGAAATTAATAATATCACAGAAGAATATGAAAGGGCTCTCGAAGATCTAAAGAAGGGTTCAGAAGAAGAGGTGGAGAATTATATTCGCGACTTCAAGCTACAACCAGATAAGTTAATAAGAGAAATTGAAAATCAATATGGGTTTAAATATGTGGAATAAGATTGCTATACTAATGACAATAAGTCTTTTAAATATCGCAAATGCTTCTGAGGGTAAATTTACTTTCTTGCAAGAGAATGAACCTTCTCCATTTGTGGGCACCTTGTTTGATCCAGAAGCAACTGCTCGTCTATTAGCAAACAATAAGTTTATAAAAGAAGAGTATGATTTAAGGCTGGGTTTCGAACTAAAAAAACAAGAAAAAACATTTAATCTTCAAATTGAGCAGCTTCAAATAACCTTAGATACCGAAAGACAAAAATGTGAAACAATTATATCAGTCAAAGACCAGCAAATACAAAATTTGAATGATTTGTTATCAAAAAAACCAACTATGGCTGCTTGGCATGGGTATCTTGGTGGGTTCTTAATTGGTTCAGCGGCGACTTTGGTGATTACAAATTTGGTGAAAAAATGATTTTAAAAGATTTAAATGAAGTCGCTAAATATGAAAATGCTATTTCTAAAAAATATGGCAAAGAGGCCACTAAAAATCCTCGTGCTGATTGGAATGATGAAAAAGAAAGTGAATATCAAAAACAAATTCGAGAATTGCACGAAAAAGAAGTAAGAAATAACGAAAAAAATGAAAAAATTGAAGTTGATGGCGTTTTAATATCTAAAAAACTATTTACTAAAGATAGCAATAGGATTTGCCCTGTTTGTCATTCTTATTCTTTTGAACTTAGAGATGACGTGTACATGACAAAGTTTAATTGTTGTTTTAAATGCTACATTCAGTGGGTAGAAGGTCGAGAAGAAAGGTGGAAATCTGGATGGCGACCAAAAGAGGAAAAATAAATGGCTACAACATTAGAAATTATCCAAGGTATTAACCAGGCTGCTGCTAACGCATATGACGGCGCACATGATGAAAGATTTGTCAAAGATGGCGAAACAAAAGAGCTAGGCTTAAGTCGCGAAGAGGGTTGTCCTATTATAGATTCGCGCGTATCTGACGGATTCGGCGTAAAAATCATAGGCGATATGCTACAAATAAACTACGAAGCAAACATCAAGATTTCAGATGTGTATGACGCTGGATTTGAAGAAGAGTGCGAAAGAAGATTGTCAAATATTGCTGACTTTTTAAGAAAAGAATTCAAATTAATAACTGGGAAAACATTATCCTTGACGCCACAAGGAGAAACAAAGTGTATTGTACAGCACACTTCTAGAGTGAGAACTTTCGTAATGGCACATCAATTATTCAAAATTGGTGGTATGCAGGGAGTTGAAACTCTTGGGGAAGCTGTCTCTGATTCTATGTCGGTCAAATATCATAAATTTCTCGCCGAGGGCGGATTTAATAAAAAGTAGATTTCATGTCGCATTCACTATCCAAGAAAGAGGTAGTATCTGAAATAATTAAGTGTGGTAAAGATCCTGTTTATTTTGTTAATAATTATGCCAGGATATCACACCCGATAAAAGGTCTAATACCTTTTAAAACTTATCCTTATCAGACTGACCTCTTAACAGATTTCAATGATTATCGATTTAATGTTATTCTAAAAGCTAGACAGCTAGGTATATCAACGATTGTAGCTGGATATGTTGTTTGGTTGATGTTATTTCATCGAGATAAAAACATACTTGTAATGGCTACTAAGTTTGCAACGGCAGCAAACTTGGTTAAAAAAGTAAAAGCAATTTTGAAAAACTTGCCAGATTGGTTAATTTTGGCAGAAATATCAATTGACAATAGGGCATCTTTTGAATTATCCAATGGCTCACAGATAAAAGCAGCTTCAACTTCTGGAGATGCCGGTCGTTCAGAGGCATTATCTCTCTTGGTCTTGGATGAGGCCGCACATATTGAGAATCTAGATGAATTATGGGCAGGTTTATACCCTACAATCTCTACTGGTGGTCGTTGTATTGCTCTTAGTACGCCAAATGGTGTAGGAAACTGGTTTCACAAGACATATATTGAAGCTGATGAGGGAACAAATGATTTTCATCCCGTAAATTTGCCATGGAACACTCACCCAGAGCGAGATCAAGAGTGGTTTGAGAAAGAAACCAGAAATATGTCTCGAAGAGAGATAGCACAAGAGCTTGAATGCAATTTTAATACTTCTGGTGAGTCAGTTATACATCCTGATGATATTGTTTGGATAGAATCCAATGTTTGTGAGCCAAAATACAGAACAAGTTTTGATAGAAATATGTGGATATGGGAAGAATATACACCAGGAAATACGTATTTGCTAGTTGCCGATGTTGCTAGGGGTGATGGCGCTGATTATTCTGTGTTCCATATCATAAAACTAGAAACAATGGAAGTTGTAGCTGAATATCAAGGTAAACCAAACTTAGACATGTATGCGAATGTACTAATGCAGGCTGGAAAAGAATATAATAATTGTTTATTGGTGGTTGAAAATGTTGGAATTGGAATATCTGTACTGGAGAAGCTTATTGATTTGGATTACCCAAACTTATACTATTCCATAAAAAGCACTCATGAGTTTGTAGAGAGCTACCAGGGTCAAACTGACAACCAGGCAGTTCCTGGGTTTACGACATCTTCTAAGACTCGGCCTCTAATTGTCGCAAAATTAGAAGAATTCATTAGAAACAAACTAATTAAAGTATACTCTGTTCGTTTTTCTAATGAATTACGGACTTTTATTTGGAATAATGGTAAACCTCAAGCAATGAGGGGATATAATGATGACTTAATAATGTCATTAGCGATCGCTTGTTGGGTCAAGGACACAGCTTTAAGTGTCAATCAAAAAGAATCAGACTACAAGAAAGCGTGCTTAAACTCAATGATAAAGGTCAATACAAAATTGAATACATCAGTCCCAGGAATGGAAGGATACGACAGAAAACAATCGTTAGATGAAAAAATGTTTAAATCACAACAAGAATATAAACAATATTCTTGGCTAATCAAAGGATAAAATATGGCTAATAGAGACAGGAATCCAAACAATCCGCAATCAGAACTTTTTAGAAGGCTTACGAGATTATTTTCTGGCCCAATTGTGAATTGGCGAACTCAAATGAATCGAAAGATTCGTAGGACAGCATTAGATAAATATTCTACTGAATTTCGATCAGCTTCTGGTCAACAATTCAAAAGATCAGAATATAGTCCTTTTGATGTGATGCACTCTAAAATAATGGCACAACAGAATCGTGCTGAGAGATATGTTGATTATGAGCAAATGGAATATATGCCAGAAATTGCGTCAGCTTTGGATATCTATGCTGATGAAATGACAACTCATTCTGCTCTGTCACCAATGCTTGGGATTCAATGCCAAAACCAAGAAATAAAAGCAGTCCTTCAATCTCTTTATGAAAATATTTTAAACATCAATCATAACCTTTTTGGTTGGTGTAGATCGATGTGTAAATTTGGTGACTTTATTTTATATTTAGATATTGATGAAAGAATCGGAGTGAAGGCTGTAATACCACTACCATTAAGAGAAGTTGAAAGAATGGAAGGGGAAGATCCAACAAATCCAAATTATGTTCAATATCAATGGAATTCTGGTGGGATGACTTTTGAAAATTGGCAGATATCACATTTTAGAATTCTTGGTAATGATAAATATGCACCATATGGTACTTCTGTTTTGGAAGCTGGCCGCCGCATCTGGCGTCAATTAGTTTTAATGGAAGACGCAATGATGGCATACCGAATTGTTCGGTCAGCCGAAAGAAGAGTGTTTTATATTGATGTTGGCAATATCGCTCCTCAAGATGTGGAGACATTTGTTCAAAAAACAATTACATCTATGAAGAGAAATCAAGTTGTAGATGCGAATACTGGCCGCGTCGATCTTCGCTATAATCCCCTATCGGTTGAGGAAGATTACTTTATCCCTATCCGTGGAGGAGAGTCATCAAAGATTGAAACTCTAGCTGGTGGTCAGTTTACAGGAGACATCGACGACGTAAAATATTTGAGAGACAAATTATTTTCGGCATTGAAAGTTCCCGCTTCTTATTTGTCCAGTGATTCAGAAAATACACAAGAAGACAAAACAACACTTGCTCAAAAAGATGTCAGATTTGCTAGAACTATTCAGCGTCTTCAACGCGCCGTCTTGACAGAGTTGGAGAAAATAGGTATAATACATCTCTATACTCTTGGTTTTCGAGGTGATGATTTAGTTAGTTTTCGTTTAAAACTCAACAATCCTTCTAAGATTGCTGAACTGCAAGAATTGGAGCACTGGAAAACAAAATTTGAAATTGCTGGCGGAGCAACAGAAAATTTCTTCTCGAGAAGGTGGATCGCTCAAAACATTTTTGATCTATCAGAAGAAGAGTTTGTTAGAAATCAAAGAGAAATGTTCCATGATAGAAAATTTGAAGCCGAATTACTGGCCGTTGCTGAAAATATGGGAGATGAGTCGGAAGGATTCGGCGCTCCATCTGATGAGGGTGGTCTAGAATTAGATGCAGGCATCGGATTAGAGGATTTGGAGGCCCCAGAAGAAACCGAAACAGAAGAGGCACCTCCGGAAGAAGAAGGTGGTCCGCTTTTGGCAGCACCAGCAAAGAGAGATGACAGAGACAGAAAATATACAGAAAAATCTTTAAGCAACAAGTCTAAAGGAAAAAGATACGTTCCAAAATCAAAAAGAGGCGGGGATGGTAGAAATGGAAGACCGCAAAACTTTTTAGGTATTGCTGTTCCAAAGCCAAAAGATATAACACCTGGATTCTCTGACATGAAGAGTCTTTCTCGCGGTCTTTACGAAGGTAAACAAACTATTTATACAAGTGAAGAGTCCTTATTGTTTGAGAGCAACTCAGAAATTAGAAATTTAATATCAGAATTAGAAAAATCGGAGATTAAAATAAATGAAAATGAAGCACAATAAAAAGCGTAATACTGCTTTTATCTTTGAGGCTCTGGTAAGAGAATTAACCAAAGCAGTTGTTGAGGGCGATGTTTCCAAGAAGAAGAAAATTGTCAACTTGATTAGAAACAACTTTAAGGGGAATAATCTGTTATCAAAAGATTTGAGATTATACAAATCAATAATGGAGCTAAAAGACGCCGATAAGGAATTGGCTGAAAGAGTGATTTTTGAAGCTAGAATGGAGAGAAGTTCAATAGACAACAAAAAGCTTTTCGAAGAACAATCTGAAATTATTAATAAAATCAATAAAGAAATATCTCCAGATGTTTTTTCTAACTTCGTCCCGAACTATAAAGATCTTGCTACGATTTCACAAATTTTTAATAGTCGCATGAAAGCAAGGGACAGAATTCTCCTTGAAAGAGAAATGGTTGGTAAAATGATGTCCCTAGAAGAATCAAAAGATTCCTCACTTAAGCCGATTGATAATTTGACTTACAAAACATTTGTTAAAAAGTTTAATGAAAAATATAATCAAGAATTGGCAAATGAACAAAAGGAATTACTAAAAAGATATATCACTTCTTTTGAAGACGATGGTATAGAACTTAAAGTGTTTCTTAATGAAGAGATTTCTAGATTAAAAGAGATCTTAAGTGATTCTCTCAAATTAGAAGAAATAAAATCAGATGAAGTGATGTTAGAGAATACTAAAAAAGTATATGACATGCTAGTGAATGCCAACAAGAGAGACATTGATAAAGTTCTCGTACAGGATATCTTAAAGATTCAGAATCTCGCTAGGGAGATAAACGAATAATGGCTGTTACAATATATCTTGGAAAAGAAGCAAACAGAACAAGATTAACATTAGAATTAAAAGCAAGAAAATCTCTTGATGGCAATATAATGATTTTTGACCATCAAGAAATGGATATTGTGATTATGCCAAAGAAAAGTAAGGTTGTTACTTTTGCAAAAAATGATTTTTCCGATACGGTTTATGAATCACAATCTCGTCTTTTTGACTTCTTGAAAAGAAAAGGTATTGTAACTTATGAATCGATTCGTGGCGGGAATGTTTATGGATCCCTAGAAGCACAAATCGCCCAACCAGAATCAGAAGATATTAACACAATAGATTACACGATTTATGGAGTCTATAATTTCATAAAAGAAGAAAAACCTTATTATGATTATATAGATGATTATGAACAGATGCTAGACAACTATTACACTTCACCAACGGATGAAGATTCTACAGAATTGGGAGAAGTACCACAAGCTTCTGAAAAGGGATCTTTGAGACCTGGCTATAATTACGAACCATATTGGATGAGCTACATGCTTGAAGAATCCAAGGAGAAATAGTGGATCTTATATATTTTTTATTATCTGCTTATGGGATGACACAATTACTTTGTTACGGAAAGATCTTCGATAAAATAAGGCCGGAGGGCTATTTCTGGACTTGTCCTATGTGTGTTGGTTTTTGGGTTGGAGTATTTTTATGTGGAATAAGCCCATTGACTGAACTATTTACTTATGAACTTTTGCCCGCAAATTTTTTTATTTGTGGCTTAGTTAGTTCCGGAATGTCCTATGTTTTAAACATGACTTTCGGTGACAATGGCATAAATCTAGATAATAGGAGGTGATTATGTCTAAAAGATGGATGATTCGTAATGTCCGTCGCTGCAAAAACGGCTGTTGACTACTTTAGAAGGAAGTTGAGATGAGTAAAGTTTTATTAAGAGAATATTATGCTTTGTGTGAGGGTGGCGTTTGTCGCGACCTTCTCACAGAGGAAGAGAAACTAGATATAAAAGAAAACAATGCCATGTACCTGACGGGATTGATGCAGCAATGTAATGTCCAAAACGGTAATGGCCGTGTTTATCCAGAAGGTGTTTTGATGAGAGAAGTAAAGACTTATCAAAAGTTGGTCAAAGAACGCCGAGCATTAGGCGAACTAGACCATCCAGATGATTCGATAATCAATTTGAAAAATGCCTCACATATGGTCACTAATATATGGACCGAAGGTCCAAAAGTCATGGGTACTGTTAAGGTTCTCAATACTCCTTCGGGAGATATTTTACGTGGGCTAGTCGAGAGTGGCTGTCAACTTGGTATCTCCTCAAGAGGGTTGGGTTCGGTCAGAGAAAACGCACAAGGAGGAGTTGTTGTTGAAGACGACTTCCAGCTTATTTGTTTTGATTTTGTATCAGAGCCTTCTACGCCAAATGCTTTTATGAATTTACAAGAAGGCAAGAAATATGAGCAACCAAATGTTTTCACAAAAGCTGACAAAATTAATCGCGCGTTGAACGATATTCTAGGTGATAAATGAAAAAACAAGAACTACAAAAAATCCTAAAGCCCCTTATCAAAGAGTGCATCAAAGAGGTGATCTTTGAAGAGGGAGTTTTATCAAGCTTAATTAAAGAAGTTGCTGTTGGACTAGGTACACAACAAACTATTGTCGAGACCAGAGTCGAACAACCAAAGCAAGATTTTTCAAGACAAGCTGTAGAATTGCAAGAAGAGCAAAGAACGGCTCTTGAAGAAAGAAAAAGAAGAATTGAAGAGTCATTAGGTTTTTCTGGAATCTTTGAGAATACAGAGCCACTATCTTCCGGAGGTAGTGTTAGTTCGCCGCCATCAAATGGGCCACTATCAAATTATGCCCCCAATGATCCAGGTGTTGACATTAGTGGTTTAATGGCAATCGCTGGTGGACATAAATGGAAAAAAATGATTTAATTATTTATTAGGGAGAAATATATAAGATATGTCAGAATACAAACCAAGCAATAACTTTTTAAATGGTATAGTAACTGTTGATGGTGAATTAAATATTTCCGGATCTTCGGGTAGCGATATACTATTTCGAGTATCAAGCAATACGAATGAAAATTTTCTAGTTTGTGATGCTTCTAGTAGTGATGACGGTCTCCCTCGCGTTACTTTGCGCGCTCCAAACGATCGTGGCGGTTTACCTAGTGAAGGCCCATCACGAGGTCTTCTGCATATTGAATTAAACGAAGGGCAGAGTCAGAACTCGATTAGCTGTTGGTCCCTGAATTCATCAGATCCAGCTTTTCTTCAATTGTCAAGTTGGGGCCAGCCAGCAACGGAAGCTTCAACCCTTTCTTTCCAAACATGTACGGCAGGTTATCCAAACGGCGGTATCTCTGGGACACAAACTTTGGGATACATTGATTGGACAGGCTATGACTCTGGTGAATTTGATATTGGTGCCCGCATAAAAGTCCGAGCAGGCCAAAATTGGACCGGATCCGGAAGAGGGACTTTTTATCAAATTTATACAACTAAGAATAACACAACCAGCTTGTCGGAGATAATGAGATGGTCGGACGGAATTGTGATGACAGTAGCTACCGAGTTGACTGATGGTCAAATATTCAATTCTTCAGTCACCCCCTATTTGGACGAAGCAGCAAATAAACTTTGGTTCAAAGTAAAATATTCCAATGGCACTGTTAAATCTGGATCAATTGATTTAAGCTAAAAATAAAGTATTGTTTATTATTTAGAGTGCCTATTTATAGTTACACAACAATAAATAAATGGAGTTGTAATGTCCAAGAGACCAGTTAATCTTGTCGAAAAACCTCGAGGTAAAAATGATACACCAGAGAGAATGATTCGAAGATTCATGAAGAAGATTAAAAAATATAGAATATTAGATGAATATCGTGAATCATTGGTATTTACGAAAGACTCTGAAATAAAAAGAAAAGAAAAAAAGAAAAGAAAAAAAATACTTGATAAACTTCGCGAAGAAGAAAAAAGAATTATGGATCCGAAAGATGATCCTTATAGAATTAAGAAAAAAAGAAAAACAAGAAATTAGAATTTTTAAAAACTAATTACATTGTAAAAATATCGGGAATCATTTATGTCAACTTTTAAATACGCAGCAGGTCTTTCAAATGTAGGCTCCTATCAAGTATCTGGTTTTCCATACATGACTGGTTCAGTTTTATTATCTGCCAACTTTGCAACAAACAACTCACAAGTTAAAATAGAATTTCCGAAAGTAACAAAATCTATTTTAATTATCAATGCAACAGGAAGCAATACACCAATTAGGATTCATTACAATTCACTTGATGCTGGGAATGTAGAAGCTGGCAACCATTTTGTTACACTTCCGACAAATAGAGATTCAATAAAGCTCGAACACAAATGTAAGGAAATATATATCTCACTAGAGACGGCAGCAGCAGATGGTGCTTTTGAACTGGTTGCTGACTTAACAGGCATCGATGCCAGTGAAATGATCGCATTAACTGGATCAGGCTTAACAGATTAATTCTTTATAAATGTGGATTTTATAAAATATGTCTTTTTACCTTTTAATAAACTATTTATTTTTGAACTAGTTTATGAGGGGAATTTCATATGTCTTCGTTGTTAGAACAAGCAATTATTGACGCAACGGCTCTTAAAGAAGCCGCCATTAAAAATGCAGAGAATGCTATTTTAGATAAGTACTCAAATGATATTCGAGAAGCAGTAGAAAATCTTCTTGAAGAAGAAGAACAAGCAGCGCCCGACAATGGTGCTTCTGATTCTCTAGAAGATAGTATTCCTCTTGCAGCAGAACCAACAGAATCTCTCGAAGAATCAGAGATGATAATTGATTTAAAAGATCTTCAAGCTATGGCAGAAGAATTGGCAGAAGCCGATGAAAGAGAAGACGGAGCAGATCCTCTGGGAGAGCCCGCACCACATCCGGTAGAAGCAGATGCTGCGACACTAGAAGCAGGAGATGTGGCAGAAGTTCCTGTTGA